CTAAGAAGTTAACGTCAATACTCTGACGGTGGCTTATGTGCCACATGAGAAAAGGACACTCGCTCCCTTTGGAGGTCGCAGCCAAACAAACTCCCAGCCATCTTTAGGACGATTATCAAAAAACGGAAACTCCATCTTAGGATCAAGACGGTCAGTTTCTCGACCATAACGAAGATAATAATCCTGCCAACAAACTGGAATGTTCAGCAAATCAAAGGGGAAGTCTATTGGTGTGGGCTCACGGTCACCTAATTTTCCATCCAGATACTCTTCAAACAAGATCTGAGCCCCCACCCCAATGCCATACTTCTTCTCAATGAGCATTCGGGTATTCAGTGGGCAAGGGTCATTAATCCACGGAACATCCTCATTGAGGTAACTCAACATCCTTTCTCGTTCCCAAGTCGAAAGGCGAAAGTCTGACATTACGAGCTTCTCAAGCCCGCGAACGCCATGGGTCATCGACAACCCATAGCGTGCAAGTGCCATAATGATCGGGCACTTTGGATACTGATGTGCAAGCGACAGAGCCTTACATCTAAGCAACCGCAACCTCTTATATTTGCGGCAACCACTGTACTGCCTAGATGCCCACCCAAAGTTACAAATAACCTTGCGCGGGTCTGTGACATTGACCAGATCTTCAGGATCAAAGATCAGGCCACAGAAGGAGGCATGACTAAGTTCTGTATGAACCTCGAGCTTAATAATCATACCCAATTTTTCGAAATCCTCTGTTGTCGGTGTCGAACCCGACAGGCGAAAGAGGCCGTCATCCCCTTCCACAACCCCTGTTATACTACTGCAACCACGGACGCTAGCAGTATAAAGCATCAACATGAGATTCGTAAATCCATTCCCAAGTGATGTGCACATTTCTCCTGACATTCTAGCGAATAGCATCTTTACCGCGAATGTCCTAAAAGAGCAGTGGTTTGCCCTTGCAATGACTTCAATACACAGCTGTATGAACCATTTCTCTGCCAAAAATTGCGTCATGTACCTGTACAACTCAATCTCGCAGACTTCCATTATTCTCTTCCGTATTAACGCCTCAAATGCTGTATAGTCAGTTGCGATATATACGGAACCTTCCCGATAGAGCCTATTCATAATGTACGCAGGCCGCTCTGATACGGGCACCTTCTTTATAAACCAGGGTAATTGGAACAATTCTTTCTCAATTAACTTAAAGATAGGTCCGAGTTTGCATTTCAAAGCATCGTGCCGAGAATTTATGCCACGTGCATGCTTGTACTCAGGGTAGGTTTCATCCTTCATGAAGGATTTACAACGAATCAACTTTTCATTCTTTGAGTCAATGAACCAATCGTCCGTCGCCATGATAGGAGAATACTTATCCCAGGCGTCTCTCAATTCTTGCCTACGCCATTCAGGATAATTGGTGCCGTCTATCCACGTCTCAAAACTAGTATCGACACCAGGAGACAAGGGCTTCATGTTCGTCTCCAGCCAGTTGCGCACAAAAATACTGAAACCATTCAAGTATTCTTCTTCTGGCTCGGGTGGCTGACAACCAACCCGCTTCAAAACCCCAGCAACCATGGTATACGGGTCCTGAGGACAAGGATGTGGGCAAGCTGCCCCCACAAAATGGCAGCCGAGTGAAGTTTGAACCACAGGACGGCGCGTCAGATCGACAGCTCGTGGTTCAGAAACCTCCAACTCCGGCTTCCATGTTCCTATCTTAGCAAGAGGAACTTCCTTGTACCTGTACCCGTGTAATGCCATTATGGCATTACGATCACTGGGGCTCTGGGAAAATGGTGGACAGCCGTATTTTCACATAGCTGTTTCCAGATCGCCAGAGCAACGATCTGTGTATGTGCCACCACATGATTACCAGCCACTGTATCGTAACGGTCCAGACCGACCGAACCGATGCTAATGCTGGCCTGTTTTATCCTCTCCCACACAATCTTCTCTTCCTGGCCCAATTCAAGGATGCGGCCATGTGTGAGGTGAGAGAGGAGCTCCAATGAGACCTTCATGATAATGTCAGTCCCTTCGCGACGGTCTTCGAATCTGACCATTGCAAACTTCGGGGTGTGCTTAACATCCCCGGTGGCCAAATAATCAGGCCTTCTATCCACGGACGACCAGGCTTCAACGTGGCAATCGAAAGTGTAGCGGTACCGTGAACATTTTGTCACCACACTTACGAAAGAAAAATATAAGCCAACCGCAAACAAAACAAGACCAATGATCTTGCCCCCTGGTAGTAAAGCGAACATTATGAACCCCACTCCAGCGACTGCGATGTAGTTCCACCTAATTAAATAAGTAGACTCCGCATCCATATCACCAAAGCTGACATCCAAACGAGAAAGAAGTTCCAACGCTTGTTCTTCCTCGGCCCGCTGTGCAGCTAGCTTTGCGGCTTTCTCTGCTATCTTAGCCGCTTCCTTAAGGTCCTCCTTCAACTCTTGAGATGCCCTGTACGCATCCCTAATCCCGTCGTTTTCTCCTCTGAGCTTAACGATCTCGTCAAGAAGCTGTTTATTAACCTGCTCCTTGGATCCATTATGAGAACCTCGACCACCACGCTTCTGCATTCTACGCAATGCACGATGTGATGGCTCGACTGGCTTGACTTCGGACACAGGCTCGCCAGAGGCCTGTTCCTGACTCCATGAATCTCCTCCCTTCCTGCTGTACTGTCTCCTCGCATGATCGCGATTCAACGGGTGGGCAGGGGAACTGCGATTCCAGGCAGCCCGCACGGGTATTTCCCCCCGTG